TTTTTCTTGGGTGCAATAATTGTGCCCGTCATCTACTTGATTTTCAATGTCTTGGTCTGCTTCTGGATTGCTTTGAGTTTCTTGTTGGTTATCCATTTTGCTTTTGCTTTTACTATTGATTTTCCAAATTGTAAATATATTTAATATGCTAGAAAGATTTAATATGCTAGAAAGATTTGATATGCTAGAAAGATATATACTTTAAATAAATCAATTTTTTAGTTTTCTAAGCTAGAATTCCTACTATGCTTTTCAATTTCCCCCATTGGCATGTTATCTATTTTGGAAATGATATTTTTCAATGTTTTAGTGCTAATATTTTTACTGGTGTATTTCAATGTTTTATCATAACCGTATAATTCTATTCTAGGAGTGGAATAAGTTTTAGATTTAGAATTAGATTTAGAATTAGAATTAGAATTATTTATAATCTTGGTAATTATTTTTGTTTGCCTAATTGATAATGCCTTTTTAATGTCCTTTGGTATTTTCAGTTTTCCTTTTTCGTTTATTTTTGTATTTGAATAAATAACTATTTTGCGAAACATTATACCTATTGAAGAAAAAATAGAATTATTTACTATATATTTATATCTTAAGTATTCTAGATATATGTTATTTATTTACTAATTATAAATACAAATTATAAATACAAATTATAAATACAAATTATAAATTTATTACTTAGTTATAAGTATATCTAAACAAAAATATTCAAAAAATAATTCAAAAATAATAGAATAATTCAATAATAATAGAATAATAATAGAATAATATATACAATGCCAAAGCAATCTTTAATAACCTCTGCAAATCTAACATTCTCTAAACCAAATTGTGGTTGTGGTATAGTTTCTTCTAAACAGCGAAAAGAATTTTTAAAATCTAAGAAAAAACATTCTAGAAAGACAAAAACAAATTATAGCAGAAATAAAAGATATTCTAGAAGGACATAAAAAATATTCATTGAAGATATAAATGTATTCTAGATTGATATATTTTATTTTTGTTTTGAATTTGCAGTAATAAAATTATCATAACATTTTTTATGCATTTTGTATATACCATCTTTATATTTGCAAGTATTACAATTACCAAAAGTAGATAAAATATTATTTGTTTCAGTAAAATAATTAGGTAATAATTCTTTCATATTTGGCAAACATTTATGACATATTTCGAATTTTACTGTGTTGGATGATGTTGATAATAAAGGTAATTTTTTACCACATTTTGAATATGCACAATGCTCATTAATAATATTTTTATAAATTTCAGTTTTTTGTTTTCTAATGTCATTTAATACCTTTCTCGAAACTTTATCTTCTCCTATATAAAATGTTGTATCCCTACAATTATTACATCTTATTACATTATTTTTATAAATATATGGATGAAATTCAATATCTTCTATAAATTCATCAGTTTTATGTTGTTCATAACATAAATTACATATATATGGATATTTACATTTAAATACATTAGAACACATTTTTTTATTGATTTTAGTTTTTTTATTACTATTTTTAATACTAGTTTTAGTACTAGTTTTAGTACTAGTTTTTTTAGTACTAGTTTTTTTAGTACTAGTTTTATTTTTTGACCTTTTAGGTAATCCCATTTCAATTTTATACACTAATAAATACACATATAAAATATTCATTGAAGAAATAAAACATATTCTAGATAGACAACACAATATACATTGAAGACATAAAACATATTCTATCAAAAATAAAAGATATTCTAGATAGACAAAACAATATTCATAGAATACATAAAATATTATAGACAATACACCAGTTTACGGGTGTTACGCGGTCTGGCTACAAGACTATATATATTTTATAATTAAAGGGAAGGGTCGTAGGGGAACCGCTAGGTTCCCTACCTACCAGGTATTAGCATTAAATGGTGCAACCCCAATTGCATTTATATTCTGTTTAAATTGTGCTATCTTTGCATTTAATGCAATTTGGGAATCATTTTGTAATACATTTTTAACTTTTTCCCCATTTTTAGGTTCAGGTTTAACACCATAACAATTAACCCCATAGAGTAAATTAGGGTCATTACGGACTAAATTAATTCCAGGTTGCCCGCAAATATTACGATTGGCAGGATCATTACCTTGCAATGTTTGCCAAGTTGAATATTGAATAGGAAATGCGGCGAGTCCATCTTTAGTCCATCCTACATTACACCAATCTGCCCCTTGTTTGTGGGCATCTATAAGTTGGTCTAAAGTTGCTATATCTGCACCTAATGCACCACAGACTGCCGGTGCATCATCCAAAGCATAAATATTTTCTTTAATATTAAATACTTGTTTGATATTGGGATTGCTGAGAGTTGCGGATGGTGTTCCAGATGTAGAATTATTTGTAGGTGCTGGTGCATAATAACCACCAGTATTAACTGGAACCGGCGCACTAGAAACACTATTGCTATTAATAGGGGCAATTCCTCCTCCAGTATTAGTATTACCTACATTTTGATTTTGATTTGCATTAGGGTTTAAAGGCATAATGGAATTCGAATATAAACGTCCAGGACGGGAACTTTTACTAACTACTATATAATATACAATAATGATAACTAATAATCCGAATACGGCGGAAACACCAATAAGAATAAAATTAGGCTCACCACTTATTTGAGGATATAACATTTTATGTATATATTTTCTTTTATTACAATTTCTTTTATTACAATTTCTTTTGTTAGGTTGTTAGTTTATTATAATAAATATATATTTATTTTTTCCGTATAAAAAAATTATAAAACAAAAAACAAAAAAGAAAAAAGAAAAAAGAATAAAAATAATTAATTGTATTTATACATTTGGTATTAGTGTAGCTTCTAGAATGATTTATGTGTTCGACTTTTTCTACTTTGTTTGGTTTTTAATTTGTGTTTAATGGATTTGTGTTTATTGGATTTGTGTTTAACATAACCACCAGATTGCATACTATTAATTTTACTTTTATAGAATAGATAATGCTTTAAAACCAAAGGTAGCATTTGGTTTTCTGTTGCAAACGTATTTAAATTGTCATAATTTTCTTTTATTTTGTCATTTATATTGTCTTTTGTAAAATCTAATTCTGTAATAAGTTTTTTTATGTTTTCTCTTATACTACTACTACTAATAGCACCTTCTGGGCGTGGCATTTGTAATTGGGTGATACCTTGAAAAAAACTTATAGGAAAATTACCAGCCCATCCATTAAGTGGTGTAATATTATTAGTACCAGGACGTTTATTGTAGTCTGAACCGTATACGAATATTACTTTATGTTCAGGAAATTCTGTTCGCAGTTCTGTTATTGTAGTTGCAGTTTCTGCTGCTTCATACCTTAAGTCAATTATACTGTTATTTTTTTCTGGGGTAGTAATAAAGTTTTTAAATTCTGTAGGTCTACTGGGGTTGGAGCCTAAGATTTCTGTTAACATCATTTTTGTTAATTCATATCGAATTTGTGATGGAGAAGCATTTGGTTTTGATTTTCCTGATGAAACTGTAATTATAATTTTATCTATTGATGCACAATTATATAATTTTAATACACATTGAAGGTGTTCATTATGTGGCGGGTCAAAAGTGCCTCCATATAGTGCAACAATTTTGTCACCTTCATTAATTTGCGGACCAAAAAAATTAGTATTTGCACCAAAACTATTTGGTTTTATTACTTCTTCATAAATTGGATGTTTGGGTAAGCCTTCCATATTAAAATAAAATTTTGAGATATCTCTTAATTATAAATAATATTTTATTTTTAGAAATTTATAAAAAAGAAAAATGCAAATTGCAGAAATAAATAAATTAAAAAATAAATAAAAACAAAAATATAGAATAGAATAAAATGTCATATTTTGTTGGTTGTTGGTTGTTGATTATTAGTTATTAGAGTGATAGAAAAGCATATATGCATTATTTGATTGCATTACATTATCAAAAGGTATTTCCCGAACATTAGTATCATTACATAAATACCATTTATTTTCAAATTGATAATCCTTATTATAGTCTTTGACATAGGAATAATAATGTCCGCCACCAATTGAACCAATATGATTAATAATACCATATAAATGATAATCTTGTATTCCAACACCGCAAAAGTATTGTCCTAGGTTAATAGTCTCTGGATAATGAACCATTTTATTGATTTTTGCTAGCATTCTGCCTATTTGAGCATATCTTTTTATTTTAATAATTAAAGTTTTTGGTTTAGTAAGTATTTTTTTATCCATACGATTATGCTCAGTATTACCACATTTTTCACATTTATAATCAATGCCTTCCACTCTAAACATTTCATTAATACATTCTTCTAATTGAATATTATCATTAGATTGCCAATTAGATGGTAAAGACACACACATAATATCATTAGGACTAACATCTAATGATTGGTTATTACAATTACTACATTCGATACAATTTAGAATATAATAATAGAAATTTTTAACAAACATTGAAAAATCATTTTGATATCTATTTTTAATATGTTTTAAATACAATTTAAAATATGGATCCATTGATTCATAATTTGCTGGCAATTCTATTTTAACTTGAGTAGATTTTGCATTATGTATTTTATCTAGCAGAAATGCCATTAATTCGTGTGGGTCATTTTGTTCACCACTAAATAAATGTTCGAACCCGGTGGAATCCGTTATTTCTTTTGAAACTGATATAAGAGTACCACAACTAATATTTTTATACATTTTTGAATGCAGATTATTAATTAATTCTTTAAAGCAAGTATATATGAAGATATCGCCGCTTTTTTTTGCAATTTGTAGTAAAATACGCTTTTCTTCTCCAATAATATTACTATTGTCAGATAGTAATTTTTCTATATATTCTTGCATTTGGTCTGCTTTTAATTTTCCTAATTCATATTTATTTATAATGAAAACCATTTTATTATCATCCTCTTGATATCTCTTAATAAATGCATGTATAAAAGGACTTACCGCTAAACATTGTATTGCGGAATTAATAAAACAATCATTTCCACTATTAATTAAACCAGTTCTTGGCTCTGTATTACATTTGGTTGCTTCGTCATCTTCCTTATTAACTTTGTCACCATCAATTACTATTACAGTTGATTGTTTTGTTAAATCTAATCTATCTTTTTGATGTTGATTTTCACTAATATTTTCATTATCTGTAATTGTTTCTGACATTTTGTATTTAATATTCTATTTATTCTATTTATTCTAGAAGTATAATATAAAACAATTTAAGTTTTTTTACAAATTAATAAATATAATTATAGTCTTTAATAATTCAATTTTTTTTTAATGATTACGTTTGATATTTAAAAGTAAATTTATTCCATATATATAATTATTGCTAAACTTATTGCAAAACTTATTGCAAAACTTATTGCAAAACTTATTGCAAAACTTATTGCAAAACTTATTGCTAAACTTTATTTGTAATGTCTAACAATTTAAATTTTGAAGATGATAGAATTATAGTAGAACGTCATTATATACCTTATAGATTATATCGTGATATATATATGGGTTATCAACAACCACCTACTAGTATTGCATCCAGTTTATATTCATCTCCTAATAATATTAATCAATATACACCAATACATACACCAATACGTACTA